GTTGGTTGGGCGAGGATGGTATCGGGACAAATTGGGACCAAAAAAGAAAAAGGGGAAATACCTTCGCGACATGGAGTACATGAACGACGCGCAACGGGCGCAGTTGGCTGAATTGGTGGCTAAATGGAGCGCCTACAAGACGCTGAAGGTGGACGACTACGTCCGGCTTGAGCTGCTGGCCTGCGTCCTGGTGGAGGTGAGCCAGCTGCAGGCGTACGTCAACACCAACGGCACGACCTACCAGGTGGTGGGAAAGAGCGGCGACACGTACAGCCGGGCGCGGCCGGAGTACCAGCAGCTGCAGGAGCTACGCCAGCGGGCGTCGGTCATCATCGACAAGCTGGTGAAGGACGCCGCGCCGGTGGATGACGAATACAGCGAGCTGCTTGCCTGAATACTACTTCGACGACGCTGCTGCCGACCGCGCCGTCCAGTTCATCGAGACGTTTGGCTCCCACGTCAAGGGGCACAGTGGCGCGTTCCTGCTGGAGCCGTGGCAGAAGGACGACATCATCCGCCCGCTGTTCGGGTGGAAGCGTGCCGACGGGCTGCGCAAGTACCGCACGTGTTACGTGGAGATTCCGCGCAAGAACGGAAAGTCGAACCTGTCGGCCGTCATCGCTTTGTACCTGCTGCTCGGCACCAAAGAGGCAGGCGCCGAAATCATCAGCGCGGCCGGTGACCGCAACCAGGCCCGCATTGTCTACGACATCGCCGCTCAAATGGTCCGGCAGAACAAGACGCTGGCCAGCCGGTGCCGCGTGCTCAAGAATGAAATCCACTACAAAGGCAGCTTTTACAAGTCCATCAGCGCGGAGGCCTCCACCAAACACGGCTTCAACTGCTCGGGTATCATCTTCGACGAGCTGCACACCCAGCCCAACCGCGACCTGTGGGACGTGCTGACCACGTCGGTAGGCGCACGGGCCGAGCCGCTCATTATCGCCCTGACCACCGCCGGACACGACACGGCCTCCATATGCTACGAGGTGCACGAGTACGCCCTGCGCGTGAAGCGCGGCGAGATTGATGACCCCACATTCCTGCCGGTGCTGTACCACGCCGACCCCGGCGACGACTGGACGCAGCCGGAGACGTGGAAAAAAGCCAACCCCGGCTTTGGCTCCATCTGCCGGGCGGAGTATTTTGAGCAAGAGGTGATGAAGGCCAAGGCCAACCCCAACCACGTGAACACCTTCAAACGGCTGCACCTGAACATATGGACCGGCAGCTCGACCGCGTGGATTACAGACGACGAGTTCATGCGCGGCGGAGCACCGTTGCCCGATGACGACTACTTGGCTACGCTGCCCTGCTGGGGCGGCCTCGACCTCGCCTCCACCCGCGACCTCACCGCTTTCGCCCTGCTCTTTTGGGACGAGGTGGTGCAGGTGCACTACCTCAAGGTGCACCAGTTCGTGAACGAGGAGCGGGCGCACAGCAAGAAGCTGGCGGAAGGGGTGGACTACCTGGCGTTTGAGCGGGACGGTGACCTGACTATCACACCAGGCAACGTCACCGACTACCGCATCGTGCGCGACCACATCCTCACCGCCTGCGAGAAGTACCAGGTGGCGGGCGTCGCCTTCGACCGCAAGTTCTCCACCTACATCGTGCCCGAGCTCATCGACGCCGGGGTGGAGATGCTGCCGTTTGGGCAGGGCTTCTACGACATGAGCTACCCCACAAAGCAATTCGAGATGAAGCTGGTGGCCGGCGAAATCATCCACGGCGGCAACCGCTGCCTACGCTGGCAGGTGGGCTGCGTCAAGCTCGACCGCGACCCGGCCGACAACATCAAGGTCGGCAAGAACCGCAACAAGCTGGGCCAGCAGGTGGACGGCGTCGTCGCGTCCATCATGGCGCTGGGCATCAGCGACAACGACGACAACCTCATCACAGAAGTGTTTACCCTGTAGTTCCTACCTTCGCCACAATGGCCACACTCCTCGAACGTCTCGGCATCCAAAAGCGGGCCCGCGTGGGCAAGTTCGACAGCCAAACCATAGGCGCCGAGCTGGGCGTCTACGGCATGACGGCGTCAGGCATCACTGTTAGCGAGCAGGGCGCCCTCGCCATCTCGACCGTATACGCCTGCATCTACCGCATCGCGTCCACCGTCAGCTCCCTGTCGCTGAACATCTACCTGCGCGAAGGCAGCCGCGTGACGCTGGCCGAGTCGCATCCGGCCTACGACCTGTGCAAGTACGAGCCCAACAGCTACCAGACGGCTATGGAGTTTTGGGAACGGCTGTACAGCTCGGCCCTTATGTACGGCGTGGGCTATGCGATGATTACGCGCGACAACAGCGGCCGCCCCGTCGCCCTCGACCTGCTCGACTACTACGACGTGGAGCCGAAGCTGGTGGGCAATGAGAAGGTGTACAGCGTTCAGGGCGTGGGCGTGGTCCGTCCGGAGAACATGCTGGAGCTGGCCAACATCATGCGCATGTCGCCGCTGCGCCTGCACCGGGAAAACCTGGGGCTGACGAAGGCCGCGCAGGATTTTGGGGCGGAGTACTTCGGCAACGGCGGACAGGCCACCGGCATCCTCAAGCCAAAGAACCCACTGAAGCCGGAGCAGGTGGACACGCTGCGCAAGTCGTGGAAGCACGGCGGCCCTGGCGTCAAGTTCCTTGGCGTGGACATGGACTACCAAAGCATCCAGCTCCAGCCGGAGGAGGCCCAGTTTATCGAAACCCGCAAGTTTCAGGCGGAGGAGATTTGCCGCATTTTCAGCGTACCGCCCGACCTGGTGCAAGTGCCGGGACAGTCGACCTTCAACAACGTCGAGCAGCAGCACATCCAGTTTGCCCGCCATACCATTCAGCCGTGGGCCGTCCGCCTGCAGCAGGAGGTGGACCGCAAGCTCATCGCCAGCTTTGACCGTCCTCAGGTCTACAGCCGCCACGACATGACCGACCTGTACCGTGGCGACATGGCCGCTCGTGCCAACTTTTACACGCAAATGCTGCAGGCCGGGGTGTTGTCCATCAACGAGGCCCGCGCCAAGGAGGACCTGAACCCCGTCGCAGGCGGCGATATCCACACCGTCCAGGTCAACCAAATTGCCCTGTCGGAGTTCGGTGCATATTCGCAAAAAATAGCAAATGAAAACACAGGAAGCATTTGAGCAGGAGGTCCGCGCCCAGTATGGGGAGGCGGTAGAACTGCGCGTCAGCGAGGTCCGCGCGGCCTCCGATGACACCCTTACCGTCAGCGGCTACGCTGCCATGTTTGACGACATCACCGACCTCGGCTACTTCAAGGAGCGCATCGCCCGCGGAGCTTTCGACGGGGTAATGGAGGACGACGTCCGGCTGCTCATCAACCATGCCGGCGTCCCGCTGGCACGCACCACCAACGGCACCCTCGACCTCGAGGTGGACGAGACCGGCCTGCGCTACACCGCACGCCTGGCGGACACCACCGAAGGGCGCGACCTGTACAAGCTCATCAAGCGCGGCGACATCTCGCAGTCGAGTTTCGCCTTTACGATTGCAGAGGAGGACTACGACCGCAAGGCCAACCTGCGCACCATCACAAAGATGGGCAGCCTGCTCGACGTTAGCCCGGTCACTTATCCAGCTTACCCCACTACCACGGTGGCCGCTCGCATGAAGGCGCAGCAGGAGGAGCGCTCTATCGACCCGGAGGACGAGGAGCTGCTTGACGACATCTTGGAAGCTATCGACGAAATCAAGGTAAAAATCGAAGAGGCCAAAGCCGTCGAGGAGCAGGAGGACGTCATGCCCGCCGCACCCGTAAATTCTGAACGCAGTACATTCGCACAAACTAAACCCCAGACCATGAACTTGAATGAATTGAAGGCGCTCCGCGCCAAGTACTACGAGGAGCACGTCGCCCTCGTGGAGAACCCTGACAAAGAAGGCCGCCAAATTACCGAAGCTGAAGAGCAGCGGGCCGAGTGGTTGGTTGCCGAGGTTGCATCTTTGGACAAGCGCATCAAGCACCGCGCCGACCACGAGAAGATGGTCGCCCGCATGGTGGGTGGTGAGGCAGTGAGCCGCGGCGAAGAGCGTGAAATCGAGAAGCTGAATGGCAAGTTTAGCCTGTCGCGCGCCGTATTGACTGCAGCAAACGGCCGCTCGTTGGAAGGTATCGAGGCAGAGTGGGCACAGGAGGCACAGCGTGAGATGCGGGCCCAGGGCTTGCAGGCTGTCGGCCAGGTGGCCATTCCAATGAAGGCGCTGTACCGCGGTGCTGCTGACAACTTTACCGCGACTATTGGCAACGGAGACGGCGAAGGCTTTGTGCCAATTAACGTTCCCGGCGCTATCGGCTCCCTGATTTCTCCGTCTGTCATCGAGCGGTTGGGCACGACTGTCATCAACGGAGCTACGGGGAACCTCAAGTTCCCGCGCGTGTCTGTCGCACCTACCGGAACGGCTGAAGGCGAAGTGGATGCTAACGCAAACAGCGGCATGGAGATGGACGAGCTGACCCTCAGCCCGCAGCGGGTTTCTGCGAAGACCACCTACTCCAAGCAGCTCCTCCTCCAGGGCGGCGCAGCAGTGGACATGGTCATCGCGCAGGAGTTGAACCAAGCCATGAACAAGTTCATCGACACGAAAGCCTTCGACACGCTCGACGGCGCTACCATGAACGACCTGAGCACGGCTGGCGTAACGAACACGGTGTTCAACGCAGCCCTCGCTGTGGCTATGGAAGCTGCTGTCCTCGCTGACGGAGCCGACCTGTCAAACTGCTACTACGTCATGAGCCCGTACGCTTACCAGCTTGCGAAGAATCTCGCACAGGTTTCCTCCGTATCTGCTCTCTTCGACCTCAGCACGAACACCTTCAACGGCTACCGCGCTATTGCCACGCCGTACCTGGTGGACACGACCGCTGGCTCGGTGGGACAGCTGCTCTTCGGTAACTTCCAGCAGGGCGCCATCCTCGCCTACTTCGGAGGTATCGACCTGCTCGTCGACCCGTACAGCGCAGCAGGCAACGCGCAGATTGTCCTGCACGTCAACCGCTTCTTCGATTTCGACGTTCGCCAGGCGAACGCCCTCGCGAAGTGCAACGACGCTGCAGCGTCTTAATTGACCTGACACTATAGGCGAAGGCCCGGGGCACTCCCCCGGGCTTTCGTACTTTCGGGCCATGGTTACCACCGTCAAGGTCACGGGCACCCCGGTGCTCAACGACATCATCACCGTCGCGGACCTCAAGACCTTCTGCCGCGTCGACAGCGCCGACGAGGATACGCTGATGGACGCGCTGCGACAAACAGCTATATCATGGTGCGAGCAGTACTGCAGCATCCGCCTCGGCGACGTCGCAGCCATAGCCTACGCTGACGCGTGGGCGCCGCTCGGCATTAACGTTGGGCCGGTGCAAAGCATCACCTCAATCACGTACCTGTCGACGGCCAACACGACGCAGACGCTGGGGGCGAGCTACTACTACTCCGACCTGAACAGCCAAATCGCACGCATCCGTTTCGTCAGTCCGCCGGACCTGTACGACGACGCCCTCAACCGGGTGCAGGTGAACTGCGTCATCGGCTACCCTGAGGCGTCTGTGCCGAAGCCTATCCTGCAGGCCATCCGTATCCTGGTGGGACACTTCTACGAGAACCGCCAGCAGGTCGTCACCGGCACCATCGCCACCGCCGTACCCTTTGCGGTGGAGGCCCTGCTATCACCCTACCGCCTGCTGCATCCATGAAGATAGGAACCCTTGACCGCCGCGTAGAGATTCAGAACTATGTGACCACGCGCGACACATGGAACTACCCTGTCGAAACATGGTCGACGCTGGCGGAGGTATGGGCGTCGCGCCGCGACCGGAGCAGCGGCGAAGTGACGGAGGTCATGAAATCGGTGCAGCTGAACCGCACGGAGTGGACGGTGCGCTACCGCTCCGACGTAGACACCACCATGCGCATCATGCACGACAGCACGTACTACTACATCGTGGGCATCGTGCAGATAGGACGCAAAGAGGGACTGCTGCTCATCACTGAACTTCGCGACTGATGGACATCAGGCCGAGGTCCAAGGTCATCAAGTCGCAGCTCGGCAGCTTCGGCTTTGACGGGCGCCAGCTGAAGGCCATCGAGGACGAGCTGATGAGCATGCCGCTGCGCTACCGCGCCAAGGCACTCATCGGCCCTATGAAGACCGCGCTCGGTATCACCAAACGCCAGGCGGCAGCTAACGCGCGTGCGAGCGCCCGCACGGGCAACCTCGCCAAAGCTATTCAAGTAGTGGAAGGGAAGGACAAGCGTTACACCTACGTGGTGCTGCGCGTCAATCCGAGGACCAGCTACTACCTCCCGGCACCGGCGTGGATGGACCGCGGCCAGCCACAGCTGCAGCGCCCTATCAAGTACGCCCACCTCGTTGCCGGAGGCACAAAGGCAGGGCTGCGCACCAACCGCGAACTGCAGGACGGACGCCGCAAACACTTTACCGTACGCAACGAGGAGAGCGGAAAGGTGCACCGCCTGTCGCAGTGGCTGACCCCTAAGGTGCCAGGCATCCAGCACCCCGGCACCCCGGCAAACAATTTTATTGAAGACGCATGGACGGCTACGCAGGATGCGGCTGAAGCCAAGTTCCGCGACATCGCCATCGACCGAATTCTCAAGTTCAAAAACAGGCAAGGCTTCAAATGATAAACCACATTATCGACATCCTTATTGAGGACGGTGCGACAGGTGCTATCACCACCAACAGCCGCATCTTTCCGCTAGCTCGCTTGCAGGGCAGCGCCGTGCCTGCTGTAGTGGTGCAGCTGACAAACACCACGCCCGTCGACACACACGACGGGGTGGCCACCGTAGACGAACATACCGTACAGGTGACGGCTATAGCTGAAACCCCGAAGGCATGCTACGACCTGGGCGAGGTGGTGCGTTTGGCGCTCGATGGCTACACGGGCGGAGACATCAGCAGCCTGCGCTTTGTCACGCAGGCCACGGACATCTTCGAGGCGGACGACCTGTTCACGATTACGATGCAATTCGAGGTGGCGCTCAACCGCTCCGAGGTGAGCGTGCCCACCAGCGCGGCAGTAGGTAACGACCTTGAAATCCGCGGCGCGCTATACTATCAAGTGCGCGACATTGAGCTGGAGCATAATACCACCTACACCGTAGGCACCGCCGACTACTGCATCTTTGCCAACTATGCAGAAGCCCGCGACACAAAGACGGCCACGCTGCGCCTGCCTTCTGTGGCTGTAAATGAAGGCCGCGTCCTGCGCGTAAAGACAGGCTCCAACCTCAGCAATCAGCGCACCTTTGTACTCGAGCCAAACCCTAACGACGGCAGCACCATCGACGGAGCCGCATCGGCCACCATGGACCGCGACTACGACGGCATCACGCTGCTCTGCCATCTTGGCGAGTGGTACGTCGTACAGCGCAAAAGCAAATAATTGACACTCCCTATCTTCACCAAAAAATCTGAACCATCATGGCAACTACTGGAAAAGTCCGCTCTAACGCCATCGGCGTGTACATCTCCAACACCGCCCTCCCGGACGCAGGGCTCACCTACGTAGGCCCAACCTTCGGAGACGGAGCTACGGAAGACGACGACTTCGAGCTCATCGCCTGCGCGACCTCCGGCTCGTTCTCAGGCTCTATGGAAGTCATTGACGCAACGACCAAAGACAACGACGGCCAGCGCGAAATCCTGACCAGCGCCCTGTCGTGGTCTATGTCTTGCGACGGTCTCATCGACTACAGCACGGCAGCAGGCAGCAAGTCGGCCATTGAGCTGTTCGACATTTGGAAGGCAAAGACCAAGGTGCGTATCGCATGGACCACGGGCGTAGACGGTGACGTCATGCTGTGGGGCGACGCCTACATCACCAGCTACGAGGAGACCGCCGGATTGAACGAGGTGGCCACCTACGCGGTGCAGTTCGAAGGCGACGGCTCTATCACTAAATCCATCATCGACGACGCGAACGTGGCATTCACGAACAACAACGACTAAGTCGCTGTAACTTCGGGGCATGACTAACACGCTCCGCGGACAATTCGACGTGAAGCTCGGGGGCGACCTCGAGCTTCCGTGTTTCCTGAACCTCCACGCCGTGAACCTCGTCTGCGAGGAGCACGACCTGAACCTCACAGGCTTCCAGCAGGCGCTGGCCGAGAAGCCTCTCAAGTTCCTGCCGCTCTTCATTTGGGCTGGAGTGCGGACCGCTGCTGTCTTAAACGACAGCGAGCTGCCTATCACCTTCGAGAAGTTCAGCGTGCTGTTCGGCTCTACCGACTGGTCAGAAATCACCGAGAAGGTGGGCCTGGCCATGGCTCTTGACGCGCCAAAAAAAGCGACGGCTCGGGGCCAGCAGAAGAGCTAACGCTTCGAGCCCTGTACGTCGAAGCTCTGCGCCGCGGCCTCAAGCCGCCCGACTTCTGGTGTAGTACCTTCGGGGAGGTGATGGTAATGCTACGCACATACGAGCACAGCGATGAGCTGGCGTGGATGCGGACCTCGGCGATGATGGCCATGCAGGCCAACATCCACCGCGGAAAGAATTCACGGCCGTATGACTGGAACGACTTTAACCCGTACGCTTCGCAGCGTCGCAGGGCCACGCCACCTCCGAAGATTACCCCCAAGATGGCCGACCTGTTTGGCCGCATGGGAAAAACTATGAAGCATGGCCAAGAAAAACGCGGTACTTAATATCATTTTCGGCGCCGACACCAAGGAGCTGGACAAAGCTCTGCAGGGTGTAGCGAAGCGCCTGCGCAGCACGGCCGACGACCTGAACGGGCTAGGCCAGTCGCTGTCGCTCGGCTTGACTGCACCCATCGTGGCGTTTGGGGCGCTGGCCACCAAGAACGCCGTCGACAGCGCCAAGGCCATCGCGCAGGTGGAGGCTGCTGTCAAGTCGACCGGCGGAGCTGCAGGCAAATCCGTTGCTGACTTAGAAGCGATGGCCGAAGGCTTGCAGCGTATCAGCCTGTATGACGACGACCAAATCCTCAAGGAGGTCACGGCCAACCTGCTCACCTTTACCAACGTCACCGGCACCCAGTTTGACAAGGCGCAGGTGGCTATCCTCAACCTGTCGACCCGTTTGGGCACGGACTTGACGAGTGCTTCGGTGCAGGTAGGCAAGGCTTTGAACGACCCTATCAAAGGCGTGACGGCTCTTGGCCGCGCCGGGGTGCAGTTCACCGCAGAGCAGAAGGAACTCATCACCACACTCACGGAAAGCGGCGACGTAGCCGGTGCGCAGGCTATCATCCTGGGTGAGCTTGAAACCCAGTTCGGAGGAGCAGCGGAGGCAGCGGCCAACGTCGACCCCTACACGCAGCTGGCCAACGAGGTAGGCAACCTGTCGGAGGACTTCGGCGCAATCATCAACGACGCTATCAAGCCGCTGGTCCGTTACGTCCGTCAAGCGGTGGACGCTATCAAAGGCTGGAGCGACGAGACCAAAGCAACGGTGCTCGTGGTAGGCGGCCTGCTCGCCGTCCTAGGCCCCACCCTCATCGCGGTGGCTGGCCTCATCAACGCCTACACCACTATCAAAGGCGCGCTGCTGGCGGCCAAGACCGCACAAATAGGTTTGAATGTGGCAACATTAGCCAACCCGTACGTGCTGGCTGCAGCTGCTGTAGTAACCCTTGGCATAGCCATTTATGGCATGAACCAAAGGGCAACCGATGCAGCAGACCAGGTAAACAAATTGACGAACGCGGTGCGCGAGTTGAGTGCTCAAGAAGCTATCGCAGAAGTCAACAAAGCCATCACTGAACAGACGACGAAAGTCCGAAAGCTGCAGGAGACCTACGATACACTACAGAAGCAACGCGAGACAGGTGACCAATTTGATAAACGCATTGCCAGCCAACGCAAACAACAAGCTCGTGATGAGTTAGCAAACGCTCAAAAGACCTTGCAAGGGTATGGCGATTTATTAGATGCTAAGAAAAAAGATTTAGCCGCTGAACAAGCTGCAGCAAAAGCCGCACAGGACACGGCAAAGGCTGTAACCACAGCAAACACCAAAATCAAAGAGAGCGCCTACGACCGTTTTGTGCGGGTTAACAAGGCATATATGGCCGAGCAGCAAGCCATTGAGGACTTAAATGCCGAGATGAACAAGACGCTGCTGACCATTGAAAGCCTCGGCGAAGGGCCTTCGGTAGCGGAGGCTTTGTTAGGCAAAGCACCTGAAGCTCCATTCATGATGAACCTCATGGATTTGGAGATGCAGGACGAGCTCATCCCCGAAGAGGCCATCGAAGGGGCCGACAGATATGTTGCTGCATTTATGCGCGCTCGCAACGCAGCCGTAGAGTTTAACTATGCCGTTAGTCAAGCCGTCGAGCAGGCAGCCGAAAGCATGGCCTACAACTTCGGCGAGATGCTCGGCACGGCCATGGCTACGGGCGACGGCATGCAGGGCCTCGGGCGCATGGTGCTCGGCACCCTCGCCGACCTCGCCGTGCAGGTGGGAAAAATTGCCATCGGCGTAGGTATGTCTGTCGAAGGCATCAAGAAGGCGCTGCAGTCGCTTAACCCCGTCCTCGCCATCGCCGCAGGTATCGCCCTCGTGGCGCTCGGCTCCTACGCCCGCACCCGCCTGAGCGAAAGCGCCGGCGGTGGGGTGCCTGCCTTTGCGCAGGGCGGCCTCGTCACCGGCCCGACGCTCGCCATGGTGGGCGACAACCGGAGCGGAAAGGAGGCCATTATCCCCTTCGAGCGCATGGGCGAGTTCCTGCAAATGGCAGGAGCACAGCAGCAGAACGTCGTCGTGACCGGCCGTATCTCCGGCAACGACATCCTACTCACTAACGACCGGGCCAGCCGCGACCGGTCACGCATCCGCGGATTCTAATGGCATACAACCTCCGACTATACAGCGAGTTCACGGACTACGAAGGCGACACGTGGCGCGTCAACATCTATCAGGACAGCTACGGCGGCTCCAGCTCCAGCTTTACGCTCGGCGCGGACGGCTTCATCCTGACCTATGAAGGCGACAACCAAAGCCGGTACCAGCCCATCATCGGCTCGTCCGTGGAGATACCCTTCACGGAGACGACCGCCGCGCATACCAATTTCCTGAACGCCATTGCCACGTCGGCAGAAGGCGACTTCACGGTGGGCATCTTTCGCGACCCCGACGGAGCGAACACGCTGTACTGGGGTGGCGTTCTGCTCGGCGACCAGTGCGTGCTGGTGGACGAGGCCATGCCGCGGCGGGTGCAGCTGAAGGCGGCCGATGACCTGGGCAACCTAAAGCAGGTGCTGTACAACAACAACGGCGCAGGCTACGGCGGACACGACACCGTACCGGAGCACCTCATCATTTCGCTGTCGCTGGTGCGCCATTCGCACCTGTGGACCTCGGCGACGGTGATGCTGAAGTACGTCGACGACTTCTTCCCAGAGAACGCACCAACGGCCAGCAACTACCTCAGCCAAGTCACCGTATATCACAACGGCTTCTACAACCCGGACGAGGACGGAGTTAACCAATTTTTGCCTACGTATACCATACTGGAGTCCTTCGCGACCGCGTTCAACGCGCGCATCTTTCAGGCCAACGGCACGTACTGGTTCCTGCCTATCGGCGCGCAGCAGTACGACGACACCATCAACTACTACACCGTTACCAAAGGCGGCACCATCAGCGGCTCAAGTACCAGCCTCGCCACCGCCCTCACTATCGAAAGCGACGCCATTAAGCTCCGCGGCTACGAGCACAGCTTTCTGCCGCCGCTCAAGTCGGTGGTTCGGACGCAGAACTACAGCGGAAACATCCCGCGCATCTTCAGCAACCTGCACCCCAAAGCGGCGTTTGGTACGACATTAAGCGATGCCGACTTCGACTTCGACCAGGACAGCCTGTTCCGCCTCACCGGGACGTTCCGCTGCACGCAGCCAGGCGACAACACCACCACAGGGAACAGCCGCCTCAAGCGGTTCCGCCTGCGCTTCACCCTCAAGGTAGGCAACTACTACCTTAAGCGGCTCGCCACCTTCTCTGGCACGGCCTACGAGTTTCAGATGGAGGCGGGCGAGGTGCTCACCTACACGCCACACACCTACGGAGCGACGTCGTGGGAGCTGTCCGCAACGTATTACGAAGTAATTACCCCGTACTATGACCTCAACCGCGGGCTCACCGGCGACACGACCATGGTCCTGCCGCTCAACTTCATCACGCCCGAGCTGACCGCCGCGTCCAACGGCATGGACCTGACGCTGGCCATCTCCAACGTCAGCGACACCGGAGGCATCTCCGCGGTGACCAACGTAGACACCAACTACAGCGTGCAGCTGCTGCGCGTGGACCAAATTGACGAGGACGAAACCAACGGCGATGAGGTAACGTACACCGCCACCGGCCTGTCGAGCAGCCGCGTGCAGTACGAGCAGGCCAAGGTGTACGTCGGCGATGCCGTCAGCACCAGCAGCCTCGGCGTGCTGCGCGTTGTCGATTTTCCGGACCTGCCGCTGGCAACGGGGTGGCAGTCGCTCAACTACACCAGCACGGCCATAGGCATCCACCTGCTCGGCGTGCGCGAGGTGCTCGGCGGACAGCGCGTTCACACAAGGACGCAACGCGGTACCTTCTACAAAGGGCCCATCGAGATGTACAACCTGCTCAGCGATGATGGAGACCTGTACCTCCCGTTCCAGCTGACGTTCTACGCCAACCGGCGCCAGGTGGAGGTGGAGTCCTTCTTTGTGGCCCGCGACCTGACCGGCATCACTGCTGACGACGGAGGCCGGCGCAACGTCAACCCGCCGGTGGACGGTCTACCCGGTAAGCCTGAGACCAACGTAATCGTCGGGCTGGCCAACGCAAATGCAAATGTTGGAGGCCTCAGCACCGACCTCAACGCCAAGGTCGCAGACGCCGAGCTGCTTACCATATTTTTACCCATATCCTTCGATAAGCTCCGATAATGGCGAACAACTTCAAGGTCAAGAACTTCAGCAACAGCGCCACGAATACCTCGCAGGCGCTCTTCACCGCGTCCGCCTCGACCACGCTGGTCAAGTCCATCATCGTGAACTGCGACAAGGCCACGCCCAACGCCACGGCCACACTAAAGCTCAAGAAGAGCGGAGGCGCCGAGGAGCTTATCAAGCGGGTGACGGTGACGAGCCAAGACGTGAGCACGGAGCTGCTGTACGACGTGCTGCCGCTCGAGGCCGGTGATGCCCTTTACGCGACCAGCAGCGACACCGACCTCAACTTCATGATGTCGTGGGTGGAAAACACGACTGGTGCCATTGGTGCCTCTTTAGATGCTCTCAGCGACGTCGACACCACGGGGGTGGCCAACGGCGACGTGCTGACCTACAACAGCACGAGCGGCAACTGGGAACCGGAGGCGCCCGCAGCAGGTGGCGACATCTTCAAGACCATTGCCGTCGCAGGGCAGAGCAGCATCGTGGCGGACAGCAGCACCGACACGCTGACCATTGCAGCAGGCACCGGAATCACCCTGACCACCGACGCTGGCACCGACACCTTGACCATCACCAACAGCGCGACGGGTGCCAATGCCTTTGGCAGCGTGGCGGTAGCTGGGCAGACAACGGTGGAAGCGGACTCTACAGGGGACACTCTTACCCTCGTTGCAGGAACGGGGGTAACAATTACCACTAATGCG